TCTACACAAGATCAGATTCGTGGCGTGGTGGAACCGCGCACTATCCGGCAGTACATGGTAAGCAGGAATCCCACGATGGAAAACAACATTGAAGTTGTTTCACGGCAACAGGGCTACAACATATCTGTTGAACGTGTCGAAATCATCGACACAACGGAACAAGGTCATATGACCCCAGATATATGTCGGCAGAAGGAGGTTTAATCATGCCAGTTTGGCTGATAATCATAACTTGGTTCTTCATAGGATGGGTAGGTGGGATAGTGACGGCGATTATATTTGATACCGCTTACCAGGGCGTACACCTGAACGAGGAAATCGCCAAGCGCGAAGCCAGAAAGATGCGGCCATGTGGCCACTGTAAAAACTTCGCGTTTGAGTACAGGCCCGAAGGTTTGCTGGGCCACGGCCCCTGCCGTAAGCACAAGGAGATTAAGCGCGAGGACGAAACGTGCGCGGATTGGAGGGCAGCGAAATGAACTGTATCCGTGGCTTGATATTTGCGGTGCCTGTTGGTATAGCTATGTGGGCTGGCCTGATATGGGCCGGTGTCAAGATTTGGAGGTGGCTGGGTGCCTTGGGTTGAAAGGCTGATTGATTTTCTGGTTGAGTGCTGGCCCGTGCAGGTGGTCCAGCCTGACCAGCGTGCTATGCTGACCCTGTTCGGGCGTTGGCCCAAGGTGGTAGGGCCTGGTGTGTGGTTCGTTGTGCCCGGCCTGATGCGTTGTGAGAAGCGTGAGGTAACAGCCCAGACCATTGGGGCTGGCCCATTCGATTACGGGCAACGCACCATTAGTGTAGGCATCGAATATACCATATCGGACCTGAAGCGGTATCTATTGTCATCGGTGAGCGTGGACGAGTCTATGCGGCTAGAGGTGGCCAGTGTGGTCGAGGCTGTGGTTGAGGAGAATGGCGACTGCGCGGAAACGCTATCGGCACGGACCCAGACCCGTCTGCGCCAGATCGCCCAGAAGCGATGGGGCGTGCAGGTGTCAAATGTTGCCACGGAGACAGACTTGCAACCCATAGCGATTAGGCACATTGGGTCGGCTTGGGAGGAGATAGCCTAATGCGTGAAGCCACCAAAGCGCTGTTGGTGTCCATGTTCCAGCCCGTGGAACGGTTGAACATTTGGCAGTGGGCACAGGCTAACGTGGACTTCAGCCGCGCACCGTCCTACGAAACCCCGTTGCATACACAGTACAATCCCGACTTTATTCCTCAGTACAAAGAGATAGTGGAGGCTGACACTGACTTGGACGTGCGCGAGTGCTGGGTGCTCAAACCAAGTCGGGCCGGGGCATCTGAGAATGTGCTGCTCAACCCCATGCGCTACCACGTGGCTTGCAACCCAGTGCCCATCCTGTATGTGTCGGGTGACGAAAAAGGGGTCAAGGACTTTTTTGACGAGCGCGTGGTGCGTGGTATGAAAACCAGTTTGCAGACCTCGCAACTTCTAAAGCAGGCCCGTATAATGTACGCCCGCGCTAGGATCGTTTTCAGCACCATGTTGTTGCAGTGTACGTGGCCCAAGAACAAGATGGCTTTTAAGCAGTCGGGCTACGCCAAAGTCTATTGTGATGAATGGTCCCTGATCACCGGGGCCAAGGCAGACATGATGCGAAAGCGCACTGACACATACCGCTTCAGTCATATTTGCGGCATCTCAAGTATGGACCCAGACCGAAAAGGCAAGGCCAGTGAAGACCCTATTTTGTTAGAGTTCAAGGAAGGTGACCAGCGCGAGTGGATGATGCCCGATCCCAAGACCGGCAAGCTATTCAAATGGGAGATGGGTGGCCCTGACGTTGGCTATGGGCTCATCTGGGACCAGGGTGCACGGCGAGATGATGGGACATGGGATTTAGACAAGGTAAGGGCATCTGCCTGCTTTAAGACGCCTTGTGGCACTGTCATTGACAACGCGGAGCGTATGCGTGTCACACGTCTTGGTGGGTGGGTGCCCCAATGCCTTGATGCGCCATCTGACATACGATCCTATCATTTGAACTGTTTTAGCCTGCCGTTCAAGTCGGGCGATTTCGGCCAAGTGGCAGTGGCGTTCCTGAAAGCCAAACACTTAGGCCCTCAGAAAATGAAAGCGTTTATCTACGAGTACCTCGCAGAAGAATGGGGTGATGAGGTCCAGAAGACCGACGAGGAAGCCCTACAGCACCGGATAGGCGAGTACAAGAAGGGCACCAAGTTCAGCGAGGCTGAGGCGTATGAGAACATCTATGTTAAGAAGCCCAGTACCGTGATAGTGACCAGTGACGTGCAGAAAGGGTATCACTACCAAGTGGCCCGTGAATGGATACAGGGCGGCGACAGTGGCCTGATTGAGTGGGGCAAAGGTGTGTTGCTGGAGGACTTGGTGACCTTTGAGCAAGGGCACGGCGCCGGGGCTGTGTTCATTGACGGACGCTATCGGAAAATGGAAGTTATGGAAGCATCGTTCTACAACAAGTGGGTGCCCACGTTTGGGTCAGACAAGCTAGCCCTGCCCTACCGGCTACGGAAAATGGACCCGTTTGAGGGCGTGTACGGGTCCGGCAAGTACAGCATAGGCACCTACACGTTTGACACGGACCTGTTCAAGACGCACCTACAGGACATGATTAACGGCGAGGGTGCCCACCTGTGGATGGTGTACCACGGCACCGAGCTTGAATACATGCGCCAGGTATGCAGCGAGGAACGGGTCAATGGTGAATGGGTTACGAAGCGTGGCCACACCCAGAACCATCTATGGGACTGTGAAGTGTTGCAGTATCTGGCAGCGGTCACAATGGGCATAGTCGAACACGGGCCGTGGGCAGCGGTGCCAGAGGGCATAGACGAGGACGAGGACGACTAGCCCAACATATTGTGCCGTAGCCACTTAGCCTACACCACGCAAGGTATTTCCATAGCACTTATTGCCCCGCCTACTATCATTTGCTATCATCCCCGTTGATGAGTACAGACGTGTACCTTTTCAACGTGGAGCTACCAAATGGCCAGTGATCCAGCCGCCCTTAAAGCTGCCTACTTAGTCGAAGTTGCCAAGATATCCAACACCCTTGATAAAGCCCGCGCCACCTACATGGTTGACGTCTGGGCTGATGCTGTGGACCAACAGGCCGCCCTTGAGGCTGGCAAAGTACAGTCCTACAGCATAGGTGGCCGCACATTCACCTACCGTGACGCAGCAAGTGGCCAGCTTGCCGTGGCCAACCTTGAAGCCCAGATTCAGCGCATGATTTACGGCACGGTCACCCTGATTGACATGAACACCGCTGACCTAAGCGTGGAGACTTCCTGATGTTTGACCTGATGAACCGTTTTAGAGCATGGGTCGGTGGCGGCAGCGGCTACGGCAGTGCCAACCGCACCCGGTTCCGCAATTACATGGCCCTCAACCGTTCCCGTGACGTATCCGAAGACCGGGCCCTTGGCACCTACGGGCGCAAGATGACACGGCTTGAGTGCCGTGACCTGTACCGCAATGACCCTATCGTGCATGGTGCTGTGTCCCGTTTCGTTGACTACTCAGTTGGCCCTGGCATCTACCCGCAGGCGGCAACCAGTGACGATAATTGGAACGAGCTGGCAGACTCTTGGTGGCGTGATGTGTATATACCCACAGCTGATTATCGGCAGATACAGGGCGTGGACCTGATTACATTGCAGGGGCTGACCATCAGCCACCGTATCCTTGACGGCGAACTGGGCTACATCATGCTGGACAACGGCCAGATTCAGCCCGTGGAAGCTGGGCTAATCAAGACACCTAATGACCTGGCCGACAAGCAGAACGTGCAGCACGGGGTCCGTGTGGGTAAGGGCGGCATAGTTCAGGGCTACTACATCTGCGAGCGTAACGAAAAGGATGGCCCAGCCAACCCTGACAAGTTCAAGTATGTCAAGCGTGAGAATTTTATCCACTGCGCCAACATCTTCCGGGCGGCCCAGTACCGTGGTGTGCCGGACCTTGCCCCGGCAGTGCCGAAGCTACGTGACTACGCCGAGACCAGCGAATATGTGCTCAATAAGGTCAAGCTGGACAGCGAGCAGCAGTTTAAGCGCTTTGAGAAAGCCGGGCTGCCCAACATGCGTAACCGTGACGCTACAGTATGGAGCGACGAGAACAGCAAAGACCCGCAGCGTATCGAGAAGTCGAGTTGGGGCCGTGTCCATAACCTGATGCCTGGCGAAGACCTTGAAGCCTTTACCATGACCAACCCCAACGGCGAATATGTGCCGTTCATGGAACATGAGCTACGGGCCGTGGCCGCCTGCCTGAACATCAGCTACGAATGGATGATGCTGATATTCACACAGGGCAGCTACAGTAGCCAGCGCATGAGCCGTCTTGCCACGCTCCGTACCTTCCAGTGTAACCGGGATTGGCTTGTCAAGTGCTTCCTACAGCGTCTACGGAACTGGCGCATAGCCAAGGAAATCAAGAATGGCGGGCTACCTCCTGCGCCGGTCAATGACAACGGCGTGAGCCAGTGGTGGCGTTGCAACTGGTCACAGGTCTACATGCCTGCTGCTGACCCGCAGAAGGAACAGGCTGCCCGCAAGGAAGAATTTAACATGGGCGTAACCAGCCTGACCGCTGAAACCCGTAAACTTGGCCGTGACCGTGACGATGTGCTGCGCGAGAAGGCACAGGACTTGAAACGGGCCGATGAGATCGCCACAGAGTACGGGGTAGACCCATCCCGCATGATCGAGACAGGAACACCGGGGCTACAGCAAACAGCCCCAGCCAACAAGGAATAATAGATGAAATTCACACACATACTAACGGAGCTATACTGCAAGCCGGCGCTTATCGTGCCTGAGATGCACAAGCAGATATGCGAGATTGTCCGTGCCCACCTTACGGGCGAGGCCCATGAGGACAACGGCTGCGCGGCCATGTTCCAGGCACCCGAAGAAGACAAGGCCGAAGGCATGGAAATCGTGGACGGTGTGGCCATTATCCCTATCGAGGGCGTGCTGGACAAGCGCGTGTCCGACATGGCCAAGATGTCCGGTGCTGTTGGTTGTGACGATATTGAGGCTATGTTGACCGAGGCTGTGCAGGATGACACCGTTGACGGTATCCTGCTGGACATAAACAGCCCTGGCGGGTCCGTTACGGGCATCCCTGAGCTGGCAAGCAAGATTGCCGCAGCGGCCACCGTCAAGCCCATAGTAGCCTATACAGACACCCTGATGGCCTCAGCAGCATATTGGCTGGGTGCAGGGTGCTCGGCTATCTACGCAAGCCCCAGCGCATCCGTTGGCAGTATCGGCGTTTACATGGCTTTCATGGACACCTCCCGCGCCTACGAGATGCAGGGCTTGAAAACTGAGCTTATCAAGCATGGCAAGTACAAGGCCACCGGCATGGATGGCATAGCCATGACAGATGAGCAGCGTGAGTATTTGCAGGACCAGGTTGACCAGTTGGCAGCATGGTTCAATGGTTTTGTTGGTAAGCACCGTGACGCTATGCCGGCAAGTGCAATGGAAGGTCAAACATTCTTTGGCATCGACGCAGTGAACGTGGATATGGTTGACGCAGTTGGGTCTGCTGATGACGCAATGGCAGAGCTGCGCGATATGATTAAGGAGAACAAATAATGAGCATAGGCGCAGAAAACAAGGAACTCAAAGCGGCACTGACCGAGCGCGACCAGCGCGTCAGCGTCCTTGAGGACGAGAACTGCCAGTTGAAGGCAGAGAACGAATCAATGGCAGAGCTGATCGAGAAGCAGGCTGACGCAGCATTGGACGTGTCAAACGCCAATATCGCAGAGCGTGACAACCTGGACGCCCAGATCAACGACCTCCGCGACGAGCTGGAACTGGCCAAGGCCACGATAGCTGAGTTGGACGAGGACAACACGGACCTCAGCGATGACAACGCACACTTGGAAGTCGTCAACGAGGAACAGTCCGCCCGGATGAGCAACCCTGCTTTTAAGCACGCGGAAGCTGAAGGCGAGGCCGTGGCAGCAGACATCGACGGCGAACCCGAAGATGAGCCCACAACCCGTGAGCAGTACGAAGCCATCACCGAGCCCGGTGCCAAGCACGCTTTCTGGCGCAAGCACAGGAAGGAATTGGCCGAGGTGCCCAGCAAGGACAAGGAGTAACCATGCGTAAGTTCCACATCATAGGTCTGGTCACGTTTGTGGTCCTGGCCAGCGTGTGTGGTGTTATTGCTGGTGACCGTACACTGAAAAGCCAGATTCTGACCGTGACCCCGTCCGGTACGAATGTGACGACCAGTGTTACCAACGCCACAATTCAGGGCTTCCTTGAGGAGATAGTAATTGATATGCCCGCTGCCACAGTGACCAGCACGGTATCGGTGGTCTATGACTACGGGCTGACAACGCTATCTGATCTGACCCTGGCCACAACCAACGGTATCAATGCGGACGTAACCATGCGGCCCCGTGTCCTGCCTACCGACAACGGTGGTGACACGCTCGGTGCTGTGCCGGTTAACTACGCACTGACGGGTGGCAAGGTGATATTCAAGGTTACTGAAACCACGCTATCTGGTTCCAACAACGCACATAAAGTGCTTATTAAATACTCGACAAACTAAGGAGACAAAACATGCGTAAAGTAGCGATGATAGTTTCCGCGTTGCTGGTTTCGGCCTTGCTGGTCGGCATTGTACATGCCACGGTCACAAGTTCCGACGCTGAAAACCGGAAGTTCAAAACCAAGACCCTGTCGTTTTCAGGCGAAGCCATCAGCATGGCGTTTGTGAACACGGGCGTGGTCACAAGTGCTGGTGTCAAGATAAGCCAGTGGCCTGCGGGCATCATTGCCTTGCACGGTGCAGTGCTCAAAGACGTTGTTGTTACGGTTACAGATACCAACAACATCAGTGCAGCTACTGCTGGCGACCTCACGGTTGGCACGGTTACCGCATCAGGCACCGACCTGACGGGCACCGAGGCTAATATCATACCCAAAACCGCAATGAACACCATGACCAACCCGGTTAGTGCCTACCTGGCCAGCCCGGCTCCGGTTGATGGCTCAAGCACGGCAGCGGGTGTGTATGTCAATCTGATGATT